TTCCCCTGTTTTGCCTGTTCCCATTGGAGGAGTGGCGTTCGTTTGAACTCCCATTGCTTCGAGTTCTTGTAACATTTCTAATGTGTTCATGATAGTTTGTTTTTAAATAAATAAATAAAGAGTTTATGCCCAAGACGATTTTGATTTCTTTTCCTGTGCATTCTCGAATTGCCGGTGAATTATTTTTGGCTTATTCACCGCCACGGCATCAAGCCGTTTTGTAAGACTATCCACGGTGTTTGAAAGTTTTTTCAACTCACTGTCCATCTTTTCAACAAGTGTGTTGTGATCGGCAATCACTGTGTTAAATTTTGAATTGATCATTGAATCTACTTCCTCAACCGTCAATGCCTTTCCCTTTTCGCTTATGTCGTTTTCGAGTTTGACAATGTTTTTTGCAAGTTTGACGGTCATTCCGTGCAACTCTTCAGCGAAAGAGTTTTGGGATTCATCCGTTTCCTCTGGCTCATCACTGGCAACCTCTTCTTCAACAACAACGTCCTCAACGGCTTCTTCATTTTCAGAAACAACCGCATCACCTTCAACGTTTTCTTCAATCACAACCGTTTCTTTTTCAGAAACGTCCGGTGTGGCTTCCGGTTTTTCATCCGGATTTTCAGAATCAACAACGTCTTCAGTTTCATTGGGATCTTTTGCATCAACCGTTTCTTCCACGGTTTCAACTTTTTCTTCCGGAACGGTTTCCGGCTCTGGTTTGTCTTTGTTCAAATCATCTTCCGTGACCTTCCCGGAATTGATTGCGTATTTTTTAATTGCATCCCCTCGCTCCTCATCGGTTGCGTTGGTTGCGGTGATTGTGCTTTTTTTGTTTGCCGGGATTGACACAAATGAGAATTCAACCCAATCAAGGGCATCCACGATCATTGTATACACCCCATCCGTGAAGATCTCCCACCAACCCGGGTATCCCTTTTCACCAACATTTTCTTCATCAAAAATCAATCCGGTTTCCTCGTTCTTGAATTTTGCATGTGTTGTAATGTGTCCAGTTGAAAGTCCTTTCAATATACCATTTTCAAAAGCCATCCAAGAGGCTTCGTCCATTTGAGATTTTACAACATACCCCTCAACCTCAAGACCCTTTGAGGTCACTTCCGCTTTTGTGCATTTTCCAATCGGTTTATTGGCATCATGTTGCAAAAGAATCACCGGATTTTCCATATATGACTTGATCGAGTTCTTGAACGCTTCTGGTTCAATGACATACCCATTGCGGTTCATGTCACCGTTTGAGGCTATACCTTTGAAGTATTTCGCATCCTCTGGCATATTCACACCGTCCGGGGCTTTTATTGTGTTGATCTGCATTTGATTGAAAGATCCATTTTTGTTGATGAACTCTTTCAACTGTTTTTTGGATTTGATTTTCTGAATGTCCATATTTTTAAAGTTGGTTATGTCACGTCAATTGTATCATATAAAAAAGAAATTGTGAAAAATCATTTCTTTTTCGGTATTTTGTATTTAGTGAAACAACGGCATCGTGGATTATCTGACCCCGGTGCATGTTGGTCTCCGGTGCCGGTAAATGCTTGGTTGTAATCAATCCAACCGTTGCCCTGATTTTCCTTGTGTGTGGCTGTCACCCTTGCATCATTCACCGTTTGCCACTTCTTCAGAACTTGTCGTCCTGCATACTTTGAACGGAATTCATTGATCACCTCGGCATTCCCTTCCTCATACGCAACACCGATTTCACGCACGGCAATTAGTTTACCTCGTTCTTTTGAAAATACACCGGCTTTTGAGAGTCCTTGGATCTTTTTTGCTGTTTCATTGTAAGATTTCCCAGTGTCGTGTGCATCAATCAAAACGCCCTTCAAACGTTTTTTGGTTGTGCCGTCAATGTTTCCTTGTGCGTTTGAAAGTTCCCATACTTCTTTTTCCTGTAAAAACTGTGTTGCCCTTGGATTTGTAACGTCAAAGGAAATACCATACTCGTTTTTTAAATCAAGCTCTTTCACCAGTTGTTTTCCTCCTCGTTTTATTGCCAACTTCATGAACGTCACAATCTCCGTTGCCAAATCTTTTTTGTAGGGAAGTTGATCCAACAACACTTCAATTTCATTCTCTATCGTGTTTTTTTGCAACATCCCGGGATTTAAACGGTTTTCTCGTTTATCTTTATCTTTTTCCTGAAAAAAGGAAAGATCTTCCATATTTGATTCAACCCATTTGCGTTGTTTCGTCAAAAGAGAATAAATCTTGCGGATCATTCTTTTTTCTTGCCGTTGTTTGTATTTTTGATCTTTTGCCATTCTGGTGTTTATTCTTCATCAATATCAAGTTCGGGATCAACCCCCACATCTTCCAACAAAACAGAACTTGCCCCATTTTGTATAATGTATTTGTCAAAATTTTCTTCTTGTTCGTCCTCGTCTGTTATCTCGTCACCAATCATTTTTTTTGCTTGTCTTAGTGTTTTCATTCCCCCCTTATAAAGGTTCATAGCACGCTCCTCTAGCTCTCTTGCGTTTGAAAAGACGTGTGCATTGAATACCAACCCGATTGCACCGTATTCCGGGAACATGAATTGTGAATTGATTGTGGTTTCAATCCGTTGTTCCAATGGAATGATGGTTTTTTCCATGAAGTTTTTCTCCAATTCTTCACCGTTGTTGTTGTTCACTTTGTCAGTATCACCCAAAAGAAACACCGGAACTCCAAAGGATGCACAGATTTTCTTTGTACTGAATGTTCGACCGGCAAGGAAATCCATGTCCTTTTGGCTCATATTGATCGTTTTAATGTCCTTCACTCCAACGATTGCACCAACTTTTTTGTAGTTTGAAGCGGAGCCAAAATGCTTTTTGATTTCATCAAATTTTGCTCTCAATTTTTCGGTTGGGATCTTTTCATCAAGAATATAAAGAGCGGACGGAATTGCGTTGTTTTCAAAGAACTTGAAATTTGCAATCATTGCCGAATTATCTGTCCGGGCTTCCCAAATGACCGGTTCCAATTCTCCCAACCCAAAGACCTCGTTCAACGGATCGTCTTCGCCCTTAAAATGAATCACGTCATCCGGAAGGAATTCAAGTGCCTCATGCCCCAAAACCTTTTGAACGAAAAGAAAAACATGTCCTGAATCGTTTGCAACAATTGCCATTGTTCTTGGATCAATAGGTTGAAACCCCAAAACAACACCTTGGTCATTTTTCAGCTTCAACCAATAAGCATTCCCGGCAATCTTCAAATCCCTGACCGTCCGATCAATCAAGTCTTTGAATGTTTTGTGTGTTGATTCTTGTGAATTAAAAACACCCCAAATTTCATCTTTGGTTGATGGTTTCACCTCGGCTTCTGGATCGGTTGCATCAATGTATTTATACCCGGATTTCCCAACGTTGTTTTTGATCTCACGCACACAATTCCGCACGTCCGAATTGTTCCGATATATCCCAAAAAGTGAATGTAATGAGATTTTATATTCTGTTGTTTTTTTGTTGCTTTTGAATACCTCGGAAAAGGGAACGGATCGTCCACCGTCATTGAATTTGTTGTTTTCGGTTTTTTCGGCAAGCCCAACAACAAGATTTGTAAATGGTATTTTCATTTTTATGTATTTATAAATGCACCCACATTGTAGCATTAAAGTTCAAAGTATTCCAAATCAACCGTTTCTTCTAGTTCAAAATACATCCGCATCATGATTGCATCAAAAAAGTCTGGTGATCTCCCAATGGCTTCTTTGATCTTGTCTTTTCCAACCAATGCAATCCGCCCATCTTTATCAATATCTTTTTCTTTCACTTGCTCAAACTCTTCAACAATAAGATCCTGAACACCTTCATCACACACAATTTCAACTTTTCCAAGTCGCACCAATTCCGCCAATTTGAACGCACATTGCGTTTTTAGGTTTGAATAGTTCACCTTCAGCGTTTCATCGTATGCCGATCCGTGCGGTTGAATTGCTCGTCCATTATTCAAAAACCCCTTTGCCCCCGGGATCTGATCAACAACACCTCCACCAATACCGTCTTCATCAATGATGATGTTTGATCTTGGAACACCTTCTTTTTCTGCAAAATCAATGACCTTCTTTGCCGTCTCTGCTGTGCTTAACTTTGAAAAGCGGTGAACCACACCACGCAAGCCAGTCCACACTGTGATCACGGTGCTATCGTTCCCAAATCGTGCAACATCAACGGAAATGTATTTTTCCGGTGCTTCAACGGCTTTGTTTGTGAACATGTCTTGGATCTTTTCAATCTCAAACAATTTTGCCGGATCGTCATCATATTCCCAACTTCCACGCAATAATCGTTCTTGTGAATTTTTATCAAGTTTTTTCAGTTGATCAATATAATGTTTTGAAATGAACGGATTATCCGTCACCAGTGCTTTTATAAATTGTTGATACGGTTTCAATTTTCCATTCTTGCTTGGTTTGTAAAAAGTTGAATACACCCAATTTTTTGACGGATTACACGTTCCCAAGATCGTTGGAACCAATTTAAATTCATCTATTTTGTATCGGATTCTTGATTGCAAAATATACCATGCTTTTTTTACAATTTGGTTGACCTCATCAACAAACGCCCCGGTGATCTCCAACGATCCAAGTTCGTCAAATTGTGGATCTGACGGATACAAAAACAAATCTTTCAAAAGAATCACTGATCCGTTGAAGAAATGAATTTCGTTTGCCTGTTGGTTGTAATTGAAGTGCACCCCGGTTTTGATCCCTTGCATCTTGCACACCTCAAAAAAAGAAACCAGTGTCGTTGCCTTCAGTGTCTTGAGTTTTGATCGACCGATCACCCACCGTGAACCGGGATATTTCAAACAGTTTTTCAAAATCCAATAACAACCAAATAAAGACTTGCCCCCCCCGGCACCTCCGCCAAAAAGAAGCTCCGTGATTTTGGAACCCTCAAGATAATCCAAGGCGGTTGTTTGTTTTTTGTTTAATTTCATCAGTATGATTTTTCTTCATTCCAATTGATGTTGATATCGGTTTTTGTTTCAACTTGATCTGTGAAAAGTTTCAAATGTTTTCCCAAAAGTTCCAAGGATCTATTGGCTCCGGAGTGTTCAAACTTCCATTCCCCAGTCGTATTCCCTTGGTTGTCTTTCACGGCTTCTTTCTGCATACATCGTTCGTGTACTTCCATCAATCCATTTAAAACATATTCTGCATTTAATTTCACTTCATCCGCCACCTTCTTTTGGAGCTCTGCAATCTTCTCCATTATTTCAACTTTTTTCAACAATCTTTGCCCAATAGAATATGCGGTTTTCAAACTATACCCGGCACGAATTGCGGATTGCGTTGCATTCATGTCAATGACGTATTCCTCACAAAAACGCAACCGTTTACCCTTAACGACCTTTTTACTTTGGTTTGGTGTCTTTGTACCTTTTGTTTTTTTATTCTTTGTCATTAAAGCCTTTTTGACTTCTTTTTTCTTTGGTTCTGTTTTTTTTGTTTTCATCACCCCGATCATACCACTGTTGAAACATTTTTTCAATTACAATGAAACGGCAAAAACTATATAACACCAAAACGCAACATACGATCTTCAAGATCATCAAGAGAATAAACACACGCAAAAAAACCATCATTCTTTTGAATCAATTCCGCAAAATGTTTTTGTGCTTCAATACGTTCTTTTCGCTCAACCGGTGTTCCTCTCAATCCCAAGGGATACGCCAACCACCGTTCAACCTCTTTTTTATCTTTCTTCACCTCAATCCCCAAAAAAATACCATTCAAAACCCCCATCATGTCTGGTGTGCCTTGATCGGCAAGATTTATCCGGTGTGATTTTTGAACCCCGGTTTTTGTTCTGTACGATTTCATCAATGAACCTGATTGTGTCTTTTGAATAAAACCGCCCCGGGAAAATACGTACTGCTTGATCGTTTTTTCAATTTGTGTTTCAATCATTTTTTAAAATAAAGTTTCTTGTTTCAATCTTTTTTCAATAACATCACAATAATCTTTTTCTTTTTCAACCAAAACATAATCACAACCGCATTTTTTACACGCAACGCCGGTTGTTCCTGAACCTGCGAAACCGTCAAACACTCTGGGCTTTCTGTCCTTATCCCATTTTCTCACGAGATAATTTTCAAGACACCACGCCATCAATTCAACTGGCTTTTGTGTCGGATGTTCTCTGTACTCTTTTTTCCCTCCTGCCTCTTGAATCATTCCGTTCCAAGTCCATTTGAAGTTTCTGACGGCTGTTTTATGACTTGTCCACGCAAGTTCTGAGTCTGCGAAATTGGTTGTTCCGTTGTCCTTATCCCACACAATCCAAGAAGGGGAGTCATATGGTATCTTTGATATAAAATGATTTGCTCCGAATATTATTTGATGCCGTGAAATCCTGACAATTTCATCAAATACTTTTTTTGATGGTGCACTTGAATCCCAATCACCTTTGAACTTCTTTGCAACGCCTCGGTGCGACCCACCCCCAAAACCAACATCCGCACCAATTCCATATGGAGGATCGGTCAAAACAAGGTCAAAATAATTATCTGGAACGGTTTTCATGTATTCCAAACAGTCACCGTGTATGATTTTGTTTAATTCCATAGTTGTTGTTTAAAAAGTTTTTAATGTTGAAATCTTTACAATTCCGGTTGTGGATCACCCACCCCCAAGTTCGGCACCATTCAATTGCAACCACATTCCCAAACTTATTTTTTCCAATCAATATCTCTTGCCCACACAATGCACACATTCGAGGTGTCGGATCATTCACAAGAATTGTGGTGAACCGTTGACCTCCAACGTATGCCGGGAATATTTTTGGATTTATTTTCTATTTGAGTTACGCAATGCCCATGCCACGATTTCTTGAAATGCCTTTTTCATTGTCTTTGATTTCATGTTCACACGTTTGATTTTTTCGTTTGCCTTGGCTTTTGCAATGCGTTTTGGAACACCTTTTGAAATGTTTATTTTTTCGGATACGTTTTTTTTAAATATATTCATTAGAAAAGATAGTCAATCAATGCAATGACGGCGGAAAGGAATGAAACACACATTGCAAGTTTCATCCAAACGACTGATTTTTTGAGGTTCTTCACCCCCAACAAAAGAAGAATAAATGAAGTCAGTGCAAGAATTGCCGTGATACCCCACAACACAATCAAAACGTTCATTGATGAATCTAAAACATGTATTTGATTTTCCATTTTAACAATTTTTGGTGAATGCGTAACGTGATCCGCTCATCCCCTGAAGATCCCAACCGGAGTCAACAAGAAGTTGAATGAACAAAAGCAACACCATTTGGGCATCACCTTCGTCCTTTGTTTTCTTTTTAAGATCCGCCAATTCTTCAAAAAGAAGATCATCATCTTTGATCGTTTTCTTTTCCGGGAAAACAAATTCAAGTTCCATTTCAAAAGTGTCTTTCATTTCCAAATCGTTTGGATCAATGTCTTTTGGGAATTTGATCGTGTCACCAATTTTATTATTCTTCAAAAATCCCGGGTATTTGTTCGCAAGATCTTTTGTCAAAATACGATCTTCAAATTTCACGGCTGTTCCCTTTACTTTTTCAACAACTTCTTTTGAAGGTGTCTGGTATAGCATACAAATTGCTTTCATGGTAAATTGTTGTTTAAAATATATTTTACTTTTTCATTATACTGAATTGAAAAAACTTTTCAAATTATTCTCTTGGTGTTGGCTTATTTTTCATGGTGCTTTGTTTTTTAATTTATAGACCCACAAATCCCAATACATTCATTTTGTATTTCACAATCAAAGTCAAGATCCATCTTGAGATTGTTCTGTGTTTTTTTTCTAAATTCTTTCAATGTGATCCCCTTTATTATTGTTACGTCTTTCCCTAGCTCTTTTCTGAATCGTTCTTCCATCTCTTCCCTTTTCATATAAACATCCGGAAGTGTCTCCAACAAATGCTTCCATTGCTTTTTACCCGCTCTCACACAACCACCGCCACAATTGTTGTGATTGAAGCCCATGTCGTACAACCTTGGTTGTTTTATTCCTGTTGATGTCAACCAGTTGTCAATGGTCTCTTTTGTTGTTTCTTCTTTTATCATTGGGAATACAACGTTGCACGGTTTTCCCCATTTTTTCAAAGATATTTCATTATATATTCCGGCAATTCTTACCGCCCGGTGTAGCTCATCAATTCCAATTCCAAAAATAAGTGTGTCATTTTTTTCAAAAAACCGTTGTAATCTTTTCGCTTTCAACTCTATTGAACACAACGCCACACGGCTATTTCCCAAATATTTCACATCAAAAAACAATTCTTCCGGTGTTCTCCCATCTGAATCATTAAAAATTTTAATACCAAAATGTTGTTGAAGATCCTCCAAGAACCTATACAAATCGGGATCATCCCATTTTGTATCATTGAAATAAAGAACAACATCTTTGCAATTGTCAATTGCCCATTTTGCACACCATGCGGAGCCTTTTCCGCCACTCATTGCAACTATTGTTCTACCTCGTTCGCCTTTGCTTGACTTCATGTTGTTTTGTTTTTAAAAAATAACCCCCAACAATAAAGAAACGAGAATTGAAGCAAAAAGAATATAAAACCAAGTTTTTTCACGGTGTGTTGCCCTGCATCGTAACTGCACCGTTCTTTCATACAAATCAAGCTCATACATGTTTCGTTTTATTCCAACTCCTAAATACACTTCATGTTTTCTCATGAATCGTTCCGCCTTCATTTGAAATCTTTGAATTGCGTTGAAGTACCCGGAACAAAGTGAAACAATAATCACCGCCGGAATAAAGGGGATATTGTATCCAATAACGAATACAACAACAAAACCAACCACCGCAAATTTCGCACTGGGAGAATAGTACGCATCAAGTTCCACACTCTGTCGATACCATTTTTTAATTTTTTTCATTTTAATAGTTTTTGAAGAAAAACCCTTGTACCTACGCCCGCATTATATGCAATTTCTTCCGCCCTGTCGTGATATTCCTGTGGCATAATATTGTATGTGAGTTGTCCAAGAATAATTGCTATGAGTAGGTAATGGATTGTTTTCATTTTTTTCGTTTTTTTATGCGGAATAAAGTTCCGGAGCTGTTTTGATCGACCCTTCACAAAGTTCATATGCTTGGCAACCGTCATCCGGCAACCCCAATTCTGAATGCGTTGGAAAGTATGATTTTTCTTCGCATTCCAAAAGAAACTCCAACCCCCTTTGTATTTCGTTTCGTGCATCATCCAACAACTGTTGCGGAATTTGCATCATTCTATATCGTGGAACCTCTTTTTTGTCGAGAATATCAAAAAATACTGGCAACTGTTTTCCTGTATCCAATTCAATCAAAAGTTGTTGAAATGCCACTTGTTTAATGTATTCCAAGTCTTGGATTTTGAACCATGCTTTTTCAACGTCATCAATCACTTTCAATTCCCGGATCTGTGGATTCTCCCCATCAATCCGCACCCTATCCGGTGTCGTGCCTAGTGTCAATTTGCCTTTGTACGTTGCTTTGAAGTGTTTTTGATACATCCAAGCCCCATCAATATCAAATAGTGTTTGTCGTGTGGCTTCCCTTTGTAATTTTGCAATCAAGTCACCTTCAACCGCTGTCAATTCAATAAATTTCATTCTTGCTTCTGTCTCGGATACAATTTCAAAGGCTTCATCAACTTTCTTGATCCATGATTCAACCGATTTTTGAACGGCTGTTGTTGCCTTTGGCTTCTTTCCTTCTGATTCAAGTGCGGAATTTTCTTCAAGTTTTGCATCCAATTTTTTCTGTCGTTCGTCCAATTCCGCAACCAATGTTTCATGTTTTTCAATTGCAACTTCCAACGCACCATCCGGAAGACAATTTTGACCAGATTTCAATATTAAATACTTTTGCAAAAACTTTATTTCACCGTATGCAATAAGATCATCAAAGGCGGTTCCCATTTTAAAATACTTTTTCAATTTTCTTTCTAATGGCGTTTTGTCAACATAGACCATTTTATACGATCGTGGACACTTCATAAATGCCTTCAGTTTTGAAGACGTTATGATCCCGGTGTTCTTTTCAACATAGGGATCAACGGTTGCGGATACGGTTTGGATTTCTAACATTGTTGTTGTTTAAAAAAATAATGTAATTTGATTATAATGAACTGAAAAATCTTTTCAAGTTCTTTTTCTTTTCTTTTGCTTTTCTGCTAAAAAATAAAGATCAAGAATTCTTTTTCGTCCGTGCTCATCTTGTTCCAAAAAGTCCGGAATAGTGAACGGATCAAGAAATTTATGAATCAATGATTTCGGAAAAACGTATGAAAAACACGATTCACGTCCGCTGTATTGATCCATTGCCATGTCCTTCAACCGGTTGCATTGTATTGTATTTTTCGGAAGATATTTTTTCAATTGTTCGTGGTGTTCCACTGACTCTTCAACCAATTCTTCTTCTTGATCTGGGGAGTTTTCATCGGCACCGCTAAAAACCATGGTGCCGTGATCGTTGGTGTCACTGAATCCGGGGGGGTAATTGTTCATTGTGTGTTTTTTTATAAATTGAATAAAGTTTTTTGTTCATTTCTTTCCGGGATATTTGCCCGGCATTAAAACTTGAAATGATGTTGTTTTCTTGGAACCTTTGTTGTGGATCATTCATTCTTCATCATTAAACAAATACACCCCTCGCTTAACTCTTTCTATTCTTTTTTGTGCGTACAATTGCCGAATGTGTACATCGTTGTCATAAGGAACAAAAAGCCCCCACTTTGTCATTTCTCTTGCAATATCCGTTGGTGTCATCTCGACCCCCTTGTATGATCTCATTACGATCATGATGTTGTTTTTGATTTCTGATTTTTTCATTTGTTGTTGTTTTTTATAAATAAATTTTTTCCCCTTTATGCATTGCAAAGTCGCAAATTTCTACAACACAATTCACACGATCACGGAAAAAGAATTCCGCAAACATTATTTCATCATCATCAAAAACATGATCATTCATTACTCTGCTTTCGGTGTAGTCTTTTTCCATTGTTGTTGTTTTAAAGAAGTAATGTGTTTGCACTTTTGGCGGTGTTTGAATCCCTTGCATGTGCAAGTCTCAAAAGTGTCGAAAATTTGTGCGGTGTATACCGTTGACCCATCGGATGAAACAAATTCACCCCGGATCAACGGCTCCGCCTTCCGCCCTATGAAAAAAGATCATCAAAATCTGAAGCATCCGCAACACCGTCTTTTTTTATGGAAACCTCTTTCAATTTTAATTTCAATGCATCCCAAATTTCCGTGATTGATTCCGCATCAAGTTCAAATTCTTCGATTTGCTTGTTTACCGTTTGAAATGCTTCATGAATTTTATTCAATTCATCAAGCGTTCGGCAACGGTCAATGTGTCCACAAAACTTTTCTTTGTCGAATGATCTTTTTTTGATCTCTTCCTTTTTTTCTTCTGGTTCTTTCTTTTCAACCGGTTCCGCCTTTTTTGCCACTGGTTTTGCTTTTTCTTTTTCGGCTTTTTCGGCTTTCTCTTTTTCAAGTTGTTCTTCCCGAATTTTCAAAAGCATCTTTTTTTGTTCTTCCGGATCAACCTTTTTCGGCTCAACGTCTATTTGCGGTGTGTTCTTTGATTCATCCCGGATTTCTAATTCTGTTTCTTTTTTTTCAATAACTTTTTCAGTTTTCTTTTTCGGTTTTTTCTTTTCTTCTTTCACCGGTTCAAAGTCTGATTTGTCGAATTTGACCGGGGCAAGTGTTTTCACCGCATCCATGACATTCACGATTGCATCATACGCCCTGCCTTCCTGATCAATAATATTTGCCCCAACCCCAAGTTGCCGTGCAAAAACCGTGTTTGCCTTTGATACTGCCGATTTCAAGGCATCCGCTCTTGTCGTTGCCGGTGATTCAAACATCCGGTGTCCTGCTACTATGAACCGTTTGATTGTTTTCTCCCCTAGTGTGATTTTGAAATTCATTTCGACCATTGCATCAAATGCACGTTTGTCACCGTTCTTTGTTTTTACCATTACTTCTTTTATATCTGATCGGACAATTTCAGAGTCCCAATCAAAATTTGAAACAAAGTTCAAACATTTTTCCGCAAAATAATGATCAATATATGGAATTTGATTGCCTCCAACCGCCCGATATTTTATAAATGCCTTTGGTGTTTTCTGCACAAAAGACAAACGGATCGGAACCGGGATTGAATCAAACTCCATTACTTGAATTCCTGCGGAAAAATAATTGTTTAAAATTATCTTTGTTGCTTCGATGTCATCAATCTTGATTACATCTAATGTTTCCTGAACCTCCGGAGTGTTTGAAAATATTTCATTTTCATTCATGGTGTTGTTGTTTAAAAAATAAATATGTTTTTAGTATAGGTTGTTGAAAATATTTTTCAAGTCACTTTCTCTTTTTCGTCTTGCGTTGTTTTTCTTTTTGTTTTTCAATAAACTTTCGCACGCACACCCCATCTTGGCATACATGTTCACCACGAAAAGGGATACACCCACCAACGGAACCACAAATGATACACTTCATTTTTCTATTTTAAAAACAAGTTTGCTTCTTCTTTTCTTCTTTTCTCCAATCCCGGAAGACGTTGCCCATCGGCTACAACATACATCCGAAAAGCATTTGCAACACTTTCATTGCTCATGTCGTTTTTGATCCGCCATTCAACATGCTCCGGATCTCTCACGTTGAAATATAAAGACACCAATGCCACCAGTTGATTATCCGTGAAGTCTTCCCCAAATTTATCTTTCACATAAGAAAAAACCGATCCAATCCGGGAACGCAACCGGGATTCACAATCCTCTTTTGTTGTCGTTTCTCCTTCATGTGATCGGTTCCCATAACACACCGCCCACGCATCAATATCCCAATATGCTTTCAATCTCAAGCCTTCATGTTTGGAAATAAATTGAAATGCTTTTTCTGCTATCGTTTCATCGTTTTTTTTTTGATCTCATCCGTTCCGGGATTTTCCGTTTCGGAACAATTGTCCTGATACCGCAAAAAAGGTATCCAATATTCTTTTCTTCCAAGTTCTACATCAAGAGCCTGAACCTTGTTTTTCAGTCGCATGATCTCTTCCCATGCTTCCAATTCAACCGCTTCTTCCAATTTTTCCTTTGCCAAGTCTCTTTCAGCGGAGACCATGTTGAACCGTGATTCAATAATATGGGCAACGTCTTGGTTGTATTGGATCACGTCATCTTCCCACGCCATTTGTGCCGGTTGTATTGCCGAAAGAACCGTACTAATACCCCAAGCGGAAAGTGCTAATACAATAAGCATTGCAATTATTATCCGCACCACGTCTTTCTTTTCCCCTTTATACTCGAATCCGTTTTCTGTTTGTATTTTTTTCATTTTGTTTTGGTTTAAAAAATAAATACAAAACCATTATACCACACTTGAAACATTTTTTCAAGTCCTTTTTATTGATCATCAATTATTTCAAGGATTCTCTCTTTTAGGATCTCAACCATTGCTTTGCATTCACAATATTCTTCAACCGTTGTTGCCGTGTGTATCCGATCCTCATGATACAACAAGTCCGCATCAAGCCCATCCCATTCGATCTGTTTGTCTATTTTTTTCATTTTGAATTGAATGTTGAACAAAATTCCGGTTTAGAATAACAATGGGAATATTCACCAATGACCTGCCAATGAAACCCGGAAGACTCAAACAGTACATCTGAAACGCTGTTGTGAAGACCTGCAACCACTTCTTTCACTGTCTGGTCTCGGAGCTTCTCGTTGCCGTCACAAACTTGGCACACCTCGCAAATAAAGGGTTTTTCTTTGTTATTCATTTTTGAAAATTTATAAATTGCATTGAATTGAATCCGCATATTTCAGAAAGAATCTTATGCGTTTTTTTGTTCCGTGGGCTGTATTCTTCACGTTGCCAATACCAAATGGTTGTCGGTGAAATACTCATACCGTATTTTTCAAATTCTTTTGAAAGTTTCGTGGTTGTCCAACGGTTTTCGTCACACCACATTTTGAATGTGATCTTGTTTTTTGTAATTTTTCTGATTGTTGTTCGTGCCATCTTATTTGATTTTTTTTATACAATACAGGAACCCACAGCGTGGGCATTTCATTTCCCGATTGAAACACCTCCACGCTGTATAAAACAACCCCGGGATCAAAAAGAAAAGCCACAAGAAAAGTTCAAGAACCAAGGAACCTTTTCTCCTTGTTTTTGGCTTCCCTTCATATCCGCAATTTGTGCAAGTTATTTTCATTGATTGGATTATTACACACCTTGAAACATTTTTCAAGTTTGTTTTGACAGTGCGTTGATCAACGTTTTCATTGTTTCGCCTGAATCAACCAACGATTGACCAAATTCAAGAAGGTCGTTTGTTCTTTCTGAATTCCAATTCCACACGGATTGAACAATCCCCATAAAAAACCCAGTTGACCCTACCCGGAACGGCAAGGAGGCAACCACAGCCAATTGTAGTGCTTGAATTTGTTCTTTTGTCGGTGGATGTGTTTCCCATAACGTCCGCCCCATCATGAGTTCTGGACGTGGTTCTTGGTGTGACTTGATTGTCACAATGAGATAATGCGGAATTGTTCCGTAGTCTCGCAACATGAATGCGGATTTGTCTTTTTGGGCTTTGAATGCTTGTTTTGCCTCAAAATCTGAAATCTTTCTTTCAAGTTTTTGATTTTCATTTTCAGGATTCTTGAATATTATTTTGTACATTGTTTTTAAAAATTAAGAATTACATCAACATCTTTGAATTGTTCATCATTCCATCGCTCTTGATTCAACCACGTTGAAGGATTGGGGATATATTGCCCGGAACTCTTTTGCCATTGATCTGATTGCATTTGATATTGAAGAGCAGTTGCAATCTTTTTGCAAATATCTTCACCCGGTGAAAGTTTTATCCAAGATTTTTTGGCAACCGCTTTTCCAATTTTTTTTGGATATATTTTCCAAAAGATTTCAAAGGTTTCTTCAGCAACATTTTTCCCATTTATGGTTGTATCTATTTTCTTTTCTTTTCTTTTCTTTTCTTTTATAGCATCACTTTGGCAATGCAGATTGTATGCCGTTGCATTTTTTTTGCATTCACTTTGCATTTTTTGATCCTGCTTCTTCCATCGTTTTTCCGCATTCTTGCGGGCAATTGTTGATTTTTCAGCCATTATATCAAAATGACGATCCAACCTCCGATTCCAAAAGTTTTTTTGATCAAATACGAATAAATCAAAATCCTCAACGATTGATTTGATGCACTTTTCGGTTGTCCTTAAATCGTCCGCCAATTCATCATAATCTTTTGGCAAATACCAGCGTTCTGTCTCTTGTGCAAGCATTTCAATTAAACACCAAAAAACACCAACCCCCTCCATCTTCCATTTTCGCCTCATCTTCCGGATCTTCGGATCATTTTGTGCGTTGAAGTCGTGCGTAAAATAAAAAGTTTCTTTCATGGGATATGAAAATGCACCATCCGTGGGGGGAAAGTGTGAGACCCCACGGAAAGTGCATCTATATTATAAAACACTTTCCAATTGTTTAAAGTGATTTCTCAAGTCACTGTTGTTGTTTCTTTTTTATTGTTGGGGATGACAACAACAACGCAATCATCCCCACACGCTCAAAATCATACACCACTTTAATTAACCTTTCAAGTCACTTTGCCTTGCCTGAACTTGAAAAATGTTTTCAACTACTTGTTATTTTCTATCAACAAATACCCAAAAGAAGCACTAACACGATCACCGGAAGACCCGGGAACTATATTGATTATAATGTCTGTTTTCTCTGGCAATCGGAAAGGTACCCGTAAAGCACCAACAAAGTTGGATTGATAAAGTTCCAATGTGTACTTTGTTTGAAACGCACAGTCGTCACCACATACACGGACTTTCACTAGCATTAACGCTTCTTTACCCCTTCCCGCCGAAAAAGAAAAGCCAGTTACAAACATTGTTTTTCCTGTCGGCACCGTATAAACACACATCAACGTTTGTCCAATGTGTTCGAGTATTTTTGCCTGTGTTTTAGTTGTTGACGTAGACGGTGTAATTGTTATCTCCCCAGTGTTCGCATCCGTGGTTGTTGAATTTGTGCCCGCATTTACAACGTATGCACGATACACACGAAAAAACTTTTGTGTTGTTGTTACTGGAGTTATTCCATTCAACAAAACAAATTCAGAAACTTCATTGTATTCATCATCAAGCCCAACAATATAAAGATTCCAAGCCCCTGCACCAGTCACAATAGTCGTTGTTGAATCCGAGGACGTGAAAAGTGTTCCGTATGGAAGAGTTACAACGGCAAGTGTTGCCGATCCTGACATTTCAGTTGCAAGTGCTGTTGCTGTTGTATCCGCATCAACACCAATGACAATTTCATTGGGGATTGGATCCTCACCGTCTTCAACCGCTGTTGCCTCTGTCACGAATGTTTTTGTTACGGAAACCCCATCAACGATAAAAACAATGGTGTTGCCATCGCTTGGATTTTCGGTTAATTCAACCGTCTGCATTGACGTATCCGCTACACTGTCAGAGACAACTGTCATTGTTTCACCTGCCGTCAAAAACTCATACGTTCCGCCCCCATCCCAAATAACTTCTTCCGCTGTTCCGGATGATGTTGTCCTCCCAAATTTGAACCCTGATTCAGCCCCCTCAACCTCCCCTGCGGAAAGTGCCAACATCCCCAACGGTGTTGTTGCAATGTCCTTGATCCGTTCATTATGAAAATTCATTTTGCAAAAAATTATTAAATACAAAAGGAGTATATCAGTTAAAACATGAAAAACTACTTATCCCACGCATCAAAAGAAATGTACTGGCTCATAAGTTTTTCAAAATGATCTTCAAAAATTTCAAAAACACCGTCTTGGTTGTTCCCGGATTTATTTCTTGTCAATTCTGGTTCTAAAAACTTAATAACACCACGATCAAATCCGGTCAAAATGATTGCATGACCGCCCAAAACCTTCCCTTCGCCCGGAATATAAATCCCGGTTTCTTTCATGTATCGGAAGTTTGTCATTCTCTTGTCTGACAACCACCGCCAATAGATCCCGGTATTGATCGGCTTTTGTTTTGCCAACCATTTTTTGCATAAATCAACACCGCCATCAATCCGCCGGTATTCTGTTTGTGGAAATCCTTGCGGATGTTTTTGAAATTGTTTTTTTGCATTCTGAATCCAATCCCCTTTTTCCCTACTCGCTCCGCTCTTTTCCTGCCAAGCCCATTGTGCTTCTGTATCAAGTATGATCTTCTTGCCGTGTTCGATTGTATTTTCAATCTCTGCACGGAATATTTCAGAATATGCTGTACAACTACCTTTTGATTGTTTCCGTGGCGTGAAGCCAAGGTTTTGTGCCTTTTTGACTAAATCTATCCGTGTTGGGAAGTGTCTCAACGTTGGTACGCCGGCAACCCAATCACGATCATCCGGAAGATCCATGGCAAGGTTGTTGAATGGAACATCATTTTGCATTTGTTCTTTGAACTTTGCAATTGTGGTCAAAAATGATTCAATCATTGGTATATTTTGTCAGATACTTTGTCCACGATCTTTTCAACTCTTGTCAGAACCTCCTCTATTCGTCCCAACCGATTGCCAATGCTGTTGTTTAATGTTTGCAATTCATCAACCTCTTTTTCAATTATGATATATTTGGCGGAAACGTCTTCAATCTTCATGTTCATTGTTTCCAGAAAGGCTCCGATTGCAAAAGAACACCGAACAATAAAGGCAACCACCACAACGGCGGTTCCTAGTTGAATATATACCGGTTTGTTTTTTATAGTTTGAATGACTTCTTTCATTATTTTGATTCTTTTATGAACTCGTTGATTGCGTTCGCTAAAAACGGCATCATTGACCCGATCAATGGTGCATAAACACCAAGATCAATCACCTGTGTAATCGTAAGAAGCCAAGCGGAAAAACCACCAAGCAACGAAAGTCCGAGGCTTTTTAAAAGTTTCAATCCTTTGTTTTTCAAGCTGTATTTTGGAGATTGCATGTTTTATGTGTAAAAAAATAAACAATCTCATTGTATCACGAGAGTTGACGTTCTTGCAACTGGTTTGCAAAATACTTGGAAAGTTGTTCACCGTAATTTCCAACGTCTTCCGCAATGGTCAACACGGCTCTTGATTCTGAATACTCAACCGCCACAATTTTCATGTTTGAACCAAGCACCGTTGATCCTGTCTTTACCCCAAAAACATTGCAAGTGTGACCCGGTTGAATTGATTCAATATCATAATTTGTATTAACCTCAACCGTGATTGAAAGTTTTGGATCCTTCTCATCAACAACAATCCCATCAACGTATTGTTGGGCTGTCGTGGCATCCATGCCGGTGTCGGACTCCCATTGATCACGTTGGAAGTACGTTGACACACTGGTTGCATCCTCGGATCCGTATGCCGTGCCATTGTCCAAGGTTGCACTGTTCAAAATTCCTTCGCTTGTATTGTCGATTGAAATTTCGTTCACGTCTTTCAAAATATTGAATTTGTGTGTTGGTGTTGTTGGGTATGATTTGAAATTCAAATCCCCATCCGCACCAATGAACCAAAAAAAGTCACCCCCGGCAAATTCAAGTGTTTTCGTCAATGCCTTCAACCACCGTTGTTTCTCGAAAGTATATGAAACATTAACTCCCACACTTTCAACGTTTGTGCCGTATGATAGCCAGTCGTTTGTGCCTGTGTTCACGGCATCTATTATATCGGTCGCTATTGTTGCCGGATCAACTGACGTATGCACAACGTCAAAACTTGCACCGTCTTTGTACAATGCCAACCCAAGAAGAGAAGACAAGGATAAAACGTCCAATGTCATATATTCATTTGATCCTTTTTTTACATGTGAGATTCTCGAAATGTACCCGGTGAAAAAAAGTTCTTCAGTTTGCACACCGTCACAGATCTTCACAACAAAAACTTTCACAAAATTCATGAACACCGCCCATGAAGGCGGATCATCAAATGGGGATGTTACCGCAAGTGACAACGACCCCTGTCCGCCATTCACCGTTGAACGGAATCCAATCTTTGAAAGCCTTGTGGTTTGTTTTACGGTTGTAATATATATCCCGGTTTTTGAATATATTTTAATGTTGTATGATTTCATTTTATTTTCTAAAATTAAACCTTAATTGTGTTGTTGTTATCCCAACGCCTACAATGTTGTGCGTTGTGGCTGTTCTCTTTATCAGTGATTGCGAAGATATATAATAAAACTCTCCGGGAATTATTCCTGACGTTGTAACAAGCCCATTATCAAGAACACTTACGGAATCACCCACCGTGTAATCTTTATCAACGAATCCAAGAAGCCTTGATTTGTTTAAATTTGTCAGAGATCCGGTATTTCCATAATTCTTTGAAATACAACAATTGTAAAAACCGGTTCCGGAAAGGTACGGTGTGTTTTTGGTCGTTCCTTGCCAAGCTCCATCATATCTTTTTGTCTCTACCCCCACGGAATCAGTAACAGAACTTTCACCAATCTCATATCTGTTTGTAAAATTAACCGCACCGCTTCTTGACAACACAACCCATACAACCTGTCCGTCTGTAATAGTGAACGCACCCGAAAAAGTAAAAACCTTGTCAACAAAGGCAGTTGTCAATCCTGAACCTGCTATTGTTGCCATTGCGTTTGCATTGATAAGAGTTCCGGAGGGAGTACCACCTGAATCCGTTTCTATTCTTATTATTACGTTATCTGTTGGGTTTGCAACTTTTCTGATTGATATATTTATGCTTGTCATAGAATAACCATTTCCCAAGATCCTGTACCCACTCTTTTGGTATGAAGAACTGGCTCCAAGATATTGTGCAGTGGTTGCCATTGAAAATTGTGGGAATTTATATGTTTGAACAAAATCATTTGCAACCAACGTGTCTATTGCCGGGGCAATGTCTGGATATGCGTATCCGCTACTCAAATCCTTCCATGCCATTCCGTCTGTCTGTGTTGAATCTGCCACTATTATTTGCCCATCAGCACCAACCGCCTTTCTTACCGGTACTCCTTGTGCAGTAAATGCAATCAAATCACCCTTTGCCGTTCCGATTGCGTTGTGAATCACTTCACCATCTTCCGCCTTCCGCCCCTGCAAATCACCAAGAGCCTGTGCCACTTGTTTCGTGACGTTTGCATCAATGTATATTGAAACATAGTCATCCGCATCAAACGTTGTTGCGGTGCCTTCAACGGATCGTGTTTCAATCTTGATTTGATCGGATGAAGTATCAATGTATTTTACTTTTACAAGCTCTCGTGTTGTGTCGTTTCCGGATGAATCTTTTTTGGAGAGCCAAGCATATGTTGATCCAACAACAATTTCATCACCTGAATCCCATGTGTTATCACTTCCGCCAATCAATGCGGTTGTCGTTACACTGTCGGCGGATTCCGATTCAACCCACCCCCAAGAACCATCTGTGACGTTTCGGACGAAGTCACCCACGGCAACTTTCGCACCAATACCGGTGAGGTTCAACGTTGTTGCGGTTCCTGTTGACGTTGCGTTGTCTTTGAAACTTCTGTCTGTCAAAATAGACGATTCACCGGCATTCAATTGGATCGTATCTCCTGAAGCGGAAAGACTTGAAGCCATTTGAACTTGTGCGGAATTTTTTGCGGTTGGTATGAAATATTGAAACATTTTTTATAAAATTATGGTGTAAGATATTGGTTTTTCCATTTTGCGGTCACGTCAACCAATGATGATGTTGCTACAATGTCGATTGTATAGGTATTCAACCCGATTTGCAATTTTGGAAAAGCTCCGGAAAATTCAACATCCATTCCGTTCAATGTTGCTGTTTTTTCTTCACCGTCAAAAATAAGAACGTCACCGGCTGTGATCGTTTCGGTGATTGAAACTTCTTCCCCTGTTTTCGTATTGGTGAAAGTCACCCCGGAAACGTCCGTTGCGGTTGAAAATATAACGATCATGACCTGATCGGATTCAACGCTTCCTGCGTTGTTCATTGTTCCGTCAATAGAAAGATCTGTTGAATCAAAAATTGCACTGGATGAATATGCGGAATCTTGCCAAAAAGCTTTGACACCTGAAAAAGTGAATGTGAATTCTTTTCTCGTGGTTGAATAGTGTTCATTTTCAAAATCAGCGGATTGTAATGTTGTTTGAATTTCTTTGAAATTTCCGCCATTGTCAATGGAAAGTGTACCACTCACACCGTGCAAGTTCCGCATGATTTCATGAATCTTTTGATCCATTTGGATTTTTGTTGGTTGCGAAACCCACCCGGATAATGTGATCGGATTTCCTCTGTACCAATCTTCCTGAAGTATCAACCCATGCCCCCCGGGAACGCTTGCGGTTGAAAAATCACGGTTCGGAGTGTCAATAGTATAGCCAGAAACGTGAACCCCATATTGACCGGGATTCTGTAATCCATAGGTGTTGAACGTAACGGCTTCACTCGGAACAAATTCCGCAAGTGTTGAAGCCTCTGAATATAAAACCGTGCCAAAAGTTGAAATTCCATACATATTGTTTTTTTTTTAAATAGTTACACCGTACCGTTGCAATTGCATTGATCGTGAAAGTCTTTTTTCTATTTCGCTTGCTAGTTGATTTATTCTTTCACCGGAATCAATCGTGTTGCCTGTGACGTTGATTGTTACACCGCCCCCCATGTCTTTGTTTGAAACCATGCTTCCGTTTCGACCCGGTACAAACATCTCTGCACCACGTTCGCCAACCAAGTACGATTTCCCGGCATCAACGGAGCCACCGGAAGCCCTTGCCCCGGCAACACCTCCAAACACATTGACCGCCGAAAGTGTTGATTCCGCCTTTTTCGCCTGTTGTTCTTTTCCTTCGCTTGAAAGTGCAACATAATTGATAAGGGGAATGTTCACGCCCGGAACAACATTCATTGCCTTGATCACGCTGTTCATGATCTTTATCGCTGTGTTCAAGTTTTGTTCCAATGCCTTCAATATTCCTTCCCAAATACTGTCAAAAATATCCTTCGCACTCTCCCAAAGGGCACTCCAACCGTTTGAGAAGGTCATTGCCCATGTGGAAAATTTTCCGCTTATGCCATCAATGATCATTGTGAAGTTTCCGGCAATACGATCCCAAATTTGACTGAAAAAATCGGCAATTGCTGTGAACTTTTCTTCCCATATTTCATAAAGATCAACGGTCATTCCAATCACGGATTCTTGTGCCTTGCCAAAATCCCCTGTCATTATCCCGGCAACCAACCCAAACACACCTTTGATGATCGGCAAGATTGATTCAAATATTCCTTTCACAATTTCAAAGGTTGTTTTGATTGATGTTTTTAACCCCAAAAGGTCATTATCCCATGCCCATTTCATAGCCTTCATGACTTGTTTTAATATTACCATTGCATCTTTGATGATCGGCACAACGTATTCATTGAACGTGTCCGCAAGCTGTCGCATTGTTCCGGATGTTCCAATCCCATCTTCGGAAACTTTTGTGAACCATGCGGATATTGATTCAATCACTGGCAAGATTGCCTGAATTGCTTTATTCAATACCGGCAATATTGCCGTTCCAAGTTGGATCATCATTGCATTCAAATTATTTTTCAATATCTGTGATTGTGCATCAAATGTTTGTGATTGCTTTTTAAAGGCTTCATCAAGTGTTCCGGAAGAATCATTCATTTGAACCATTATTGCATCAAAGGTTTCCGCTTGTTCTCCGGCAAGGGAAAGTGCCACCGTCAACGCCTCAGTTGATCCAAACGCTTTTTTCATTTGTTCGGCACTTCCACCGGTTGCATCTGACACCATCCGCAAGGATTCAACCAATCCGTGTTCTTTCAACATGGCTTCACCTGTTGTGACCCCCATATCTTTGTACAGTTTTGACATTTCCCCGGTTGGTGCTTGTAATGCCAAAATTGCTTGCCTGATTGCCCCCTGTGCCACGGATGCTTTCAACCCGGATGTTGTCATTGCGGATGTTGCCCCCATGAGTTCTTCAAAGTCAACCCCTGCTGTTTTTGCAACACCGGCAACCATCCCAAAAGATTGTGCAAGTTCTGAAATATTTGTTTTTCCTGTTTTTACCGTGTTTTGAATCGTGTCAAAAACGGCGGAAGCCTCTTCCCCTGAAAGGTTGAATGCATTGATTGCGGACGTTGCAAGGTCAACGGCTTCTTCTGTTGATCCCAACCCTGTGACCCCAAGTTGTGCGGATTTTTCCAATACCATCATGGCATCCCCGGCATCAATCCCGGCGGATCTCACGTTGTACAATGCCCCGGTTAAATCCTCAAGAGCAACCGGCGTTCTTTTTGATATTTCAAGAACCTGTTTGCCCATATCTTCCATTGACTCGGCACCGGTATCAACAAGAGTTGAAATATTTGCCATGCTTTTTTCAAAGGAACTTGCCATTTTGGCGGATGCCGTGACAACTGCTGTTGCCCCTGCTACAACTGCGAATAGTCCAACCTTGGCAAGCTTCCCGGCTTTTAATACCCCTTTCCCCATCTTTTCGGCATTGTTCTCAACGTTCCGCATTTTAGGGGATACGTTGTCAACACCTTCAATGATGAATTTGAGTTCTTTATTTGCCATGATGATTGGTTTTTTGTTGTTGTCTTTTCATTTCAAGCTCTTCCCCTGTGTTTTCTAGTGAAATGAATTTCCGCCATAATTGTACCACATTGTTGGGCATTTCATCAAATTCATGTGGAAGTTTGTGAAACATTCTACACAAACAAAACTCCGCATATTCATCCGGTATAGTTTTGTTTTTTCGTGTTTGTCGTGGAGAGTTCAAAAAAGACCTCATTTCATCAACTACTTTTTTGTTTTTTTTTCTGATTCTTCTTTTTCGGCTTTCACAATGTCAACCGCAACAAATGTTGCTTCAGAAAATTCAACATCATTCATGTTTTGAATGAACTCTTTTTTGTTTTTTTCTTCAACAACCGTGCCGTCATCAAGTACGATTTTATCCAACATCCGTACAACCATTGTTTCTTGTGTATCAAATAACGCATCAAGTTCTCGTTCTGTCAACGATATAAAGGGATTTATTTTTTTTGATTTTTCGTTGAATGCTTTTTGAAATTTCTTTTGTGTTGCATCCATGTCAATATCTGAATATTTCGTCAACACGGATTGCATTTGTCGGTTTGCTTTTCGTGAAACATAGTCAAAAAAATGAAGTGTTGCCTTTTCCGGTTTTGTTGTATTGAATGTGGTTTGCATTTTGTAGAATTAAAGAATGTATTGAAATTATATTTCAACTGCTGATAAATTGCAACATATAAAAAAAGACACCGGGATTGCCAGTGCCTTTTCTTGATAATTCTAACCCACCTGTATATGTTAATATTGGGAATCTTGACCGTTGATCAACTCTCCTGTAATCATTGCCCCGGCGGTCAAATCATAAGAAGAATAGAACCCGCACGTTTGCGTTTTTCGGTCATCCTTGCCTCCGTTCCGTGTCCATTCTTCAATATCGCAAGCATCAAATATGAATTTCAATGCCGGATTCCCGGTTCCAACGGAAACATCTGTGTTAATCGTTTCAAATTGGATGGCCTTGATTGCCCCGGATTCATGCAATGCCAAGTATGCATCATCATCAAGGTTCAATGAGAATTCCCCGGTAATTTCTGCGTTTTTGTCGTAAATTTCTTTTGGAGTATTTGTTCCCAAAACGTATTTTTCTTCCGTATTTTTTTCAATTGAAAAACTGAAAGACTCGGCATCAATGACCGTGCCGGCGGAAAGTCCGGAAACGGCATCTTCAATCTTTACACCTGCGAATTTTGAACAAAATTTATTTTCTGCTGTCATTCCCGGTGTTTCTGTTGTGTCCTGTGGATATTGTCCTTTTAGTGTTGATGATTGCATCAAGAACGCCCCGGTGTCTTGTGTCAATGCAAGTGTTGTGAAAATGCACCCGGTCAACATCTTTGTCATTGCCCCTTCCTTCCAAACAACTGTAAAGGATGGAATTGATGCATCATTTTCCGTGAACGTGTGTGTGTACGGAAGAGCCGACCCGGAGATTGCGGACGTTCCCAATACCCCATGAATCAATTGCCCTATAATTTCATCGTAAACGATACCATCAAAAGTTGGTTCGCTCCAAAGTTTTGAAACGCAAGCCCCTTTTAATGTTGTTGCTTTTTTGCCGAAAATACCGCCTTCACGGATCGTTTCTTTTCTTGCGTTGGGATTGAACGATTCAACCGGAAAGTATGTAATGGCACTCGCTTTTGTGCCATACGTTGTCTCTTTCCCAATCCCTATGGAGGTGATTCTACCAATTTCACTCATTGTTTTTAAGTTTTAAGAATTATTTGAAGCTTTTTTTTTGCTTCATCAAATGACGTTGCAAAAACTGTTTTATTTTCAATTGGAAAGTGCCAAGCCTTTGAAGGTTTTTTGGGAATTCCTTTTGTTGTGATCGGTTTTTTGTCTGTCATCGTGAATATTATACATTAAAAATGATTATGTTGAAATATTTTCACATCGTGAAGTTCTTAAAACAAGATCCGTGACCAACACCGGGAAGTTTGCACCGTTGTCCATGTACGGTTCTCCTGCAATGATTTCGGTTTTGAACACAACACCACCAAGAGTTTCAACCGCATCTTTTTTTCGCAATCGGTCAAGAACGTCATCCATACAATCCAACCGCAAATCCTCCATCGCTTCACTGTTTGCCCTCTGTTCGAGCGGAACAATGAGTTTGATCGAATATTCAACGTTTGTTTGATTGCTTCCAAAATCTAGTCGTGTTTCATTTGCGTTTCTCATGTACACCATCACACACGGAAATTCCGCCGGTGACGGTTCAAAGTATCCGTACAACTTGCGGATGTTGAAACCAACACCAACAACGTCTGAAAGTATTGTTGAAATTGCTGTTTTGATTGTTCGAGTGTTTCCCATGTTTTATAGTGTTATTTTATAACGGTTTCGATTTCTTCGGAAAAAGTTTTTTCGGCTTCCCCTTTGATTTGTTTCTCCATTGCCTTTGTCAGAAACAAACGTGCTTTGATCCCACCCCTTCCAAACTCTTGTGTTCTTGCGTAAACAAGTTTTGAACCAATTTCCACTTTGTTTCTTTTTTCATTGAATATTGCTTCTTTGTCAAACGCATCCGTCAATGATCTTCGCAAATTTCCGGTTTTGTATGGTGCCATTGTTCCTGCATCACTTCGCACATCTTGCCCGATCCTGAACAACGCAATTTCATTTGCCTCGCTCATTTTGTCCGGAAAGGTTTCGAGTAATCGCAACGCATCCTTTGATGCAATACGATCAAGTGAAATATGGAATCCGCCTTGTGCCATCTTTTTTGGGATTATGCGTTTGGGTACCTTTGAACCAAAATGCCTTCATAATGATCCTGAACATCTTGATCACCAACAAACTTCTGAACGGATTGAACCGTGAAGGATCTTCCGTGATTGTCTGTGATCTTGTCACCTGAATCAATGTTGGTACCCCCCGGAACAAATATGTTGTAAATGTTCACACCACCTTCCCCGGCAAAAATCAAAGTCGTTTGTGCGTTTGCCTGTTCGATATAACAAGCCAAATTTGACTCCTTGGTATCGGTTGTCCATGACTTTTGATCTTTGGCTGTGTCACTAGGTTTTGAAAGTCCTGTGATCGTCACGATTGAATTGCTTGCGTTGTCGATTATCATGATAAAATTGTCATTGTGCTATATTTGGAAATATATTGGTTCAATATTTCTTCGGCTGTTTTGGCTTCTCCAACATCTCGAAAGTTTACGGATTTTTGCCCCAATTTGTATGAAATAACACCTCCGGATTTTTCAATGTTCGCAATGGAACCCCCGGCAATAAGAGCCACACAATATTTCAATTCTTCCGGGATGGTTGTTCCTGTCACCTCGGTTGAAAATTGTGATGAAACAAAGATCGTGCCAAGCGGAAACGATACGATTGACCCGGTTGAAGAACTGCCAAGAGCCGTGGCAATGTTCGAGGCTGTATCGTCTGTCGTTGCCCCTATTTCAATTTGATCCCCGGTTGGTGTCGTTGCAAGTGTCCAAGCTGTTTGAACCCCGGCAACCTCAACCGTGAACGTTTGTGCATCCGTTGGATTTGTTGAAATCGTCATCTTGTCAACAACTTGAAACCCTGCCGTGTAATCAATCAAAACTTGCCCGGTTTTGTATTCTGTTTGTAGCGTAACCCCTTCAGAATTTTCAAGCCACAACATTTGTTCTGTGTGACTGTCAGCACGAAAAACCCAATCAGAATCAACACGTTGTGCAAATTTGTTCCATGCCTGAACGGTTGTTGTGTCAATCGGAAAGTCTCTAAATTCTAAAAGTTGCCCATGCTCCAAAACCTCAACGGCTTCTTTGCCCACATCATGTTCCGCCAAGTCATTGACCTGTAAAACGGAACACAATGCGTTGGTTGCAATTTGATTGTGTAGTGAAATCAATGTTGCGGATGCACTCGATCCAAGGAGAACGGCAAGGTCCGCATTTGAAATGATTTTTTGATTATTCATTGGTTTGTTTTTTTATTCCCTTTGTATCCCGAGACACAAAGAAGTCTCGAAAGTTTTATGCTCGTACTTCCTGTTCACCTTCAATCTGAAAGAAAACGGAAACCATTATTTCTTCACCAACCTCAACCACACCAACAAGATCATCATTTGCTTTCAAGTCGGCATCAGAAACAATGTGTTTAAACCCCCCTTCTTGAAAGGCTTTTGCCAGTGATTTTTTTGAAATTTCTTCAATCATGCCGTCCTTCATTTCGTCTTCAAGTTCTTTTTTGATTTCTTTTTTCAGTTTATCAAGTTCTTTTTTTGGCAATGTTCCACCTGCTTGTTCTTGGAAATATTTTGGATACGTCTTCAATAGTTCATCCGCAATTTTATCTTCAACTTTCACAATATCGTTTTTCTTGATATTGATTTTTGCCCCCCCTTGTTCTTTCCTGATTCTAGTCGGTTCGCTGTGAATGTATTTTAGTGATTTCATTTTTTGTGAATTAAAAAGTAAATACATAAATATTGTACCGCATTTTTTTACATAAATCAAAAAGGGAACCCCCTGTGGGATCCCCTGATTGAATAAATGAAGGCAAAACCCTTTCGCCTACACTGTCACGTTGTACCCAACGGCAACCGCCGGATCTGTTGCTCCTGCATCTTTGTTGAAAATACCGAATCCAAAGTGATACCACGCATGAAGTTGGTATCCATCAGAACCAAAGTCCAAAATTTTAATTTGAAGATCTTTCCCAAATCCAAATTGAACTGCCGGTTTCCAAATATAAAGGAACTGACCAAGCGTATTATCCCCCGGTGTTGCCCCTGACATTTTTCCATCCGCCTCGGTTAAATTCACATCTCGACCAACGATCAAGTCAGAACCAAACACATTTGTCATTGCTCCGCTTGACGTTGTTGCTTCTTTTCCTGCTTTTGAAGCATCAGCAAAATCGGAAAGGCTCATGGCTTTCAAATATGTCTTCCGGTTAAAAATCCAAAGACAATCTTCCGGATCGGCACCATAATCACCAAGCACCGCCATTACATCTGTAAAGTCTGAAATGCTCAATGCCCCAACATTCACACCGTATGAATTATTGATTGCAAGTTCTCGGATACCGTGATCCGCACCAAGGAAATATGACCCGGCAACTGGCAATTGATCATCTGTATTCACGTTCCCGGTTGCACCGGTTTCCGCATCCGCATTGATGATTGTCGCCTCAAGCGTTCGTGCCATTGATTTTCCAATACGCTCTTGCAAGGCTGTTTTTAATTCTTCTGGGTATTCAGAAAAGGTGTCCAAATCTTCAGTCACATCAAATTTTAATGTGTATTTCTTTTGTGTGATCGTGATTTCTCCGGTTGGTGCTGTTGTTCCAGCGGAAACCGCAAATGCACCGCTTGTTTTTTCTGATCCTGCGGAAAAGAAAGGAGCTTCACCAAGAAGCGGAACGGTTGCAACCTTTGGCAATCGCCGACCATTTGCCGAATGATTCCCGGGAAGCATACCCATCAATTTTGACATAGCCGGAACCATATCAAAAACCTCTTGCATAAATACTTGTGAAGGAACTAATTCCGCCCCTTCCCCTGTTTTGCCTGTTCCCATTGGAGGAGTGGCGTTCGTTTGAACTCCCATTGCTTCGAGTTCTTGTAACATTTCTAATGTGTTCATGATAGTTTGTTTTT